GTTTAGCGAAGGTCTCTATTAAATCCAAATAATACTCAGAACCCTCTAACGCAGATGTATCGAGCCTATTGATATATGTAATCTCATCTGTGTAATCGTGGAGAGATTCTTTTTGGGATTTGGTATCCCTAATTTCCTGCTCTATAAAATCGTCAGTGGGGAGACTCTTGTACTTTTCATAGTGGTCTCGCACCACTGAGAAGATCCTACCGTGGACAGGGAATTCAAAGTAATGGGGCTCAACTAAATTAACAATTTGCAGGTAGAAATCTTTATCCGATTTAAGAAGGTATAAAATACCTCTTTGGATATTATCACTGAACTCGTACATTTAATTTTTATTGGGGCTTGTAGTTTTGCTTGTAGGGATCAATTCCAATCTTATCATAGTTCTCAGCACTCGCTTTTTTCGAATCTTGTAAAACCTTTCTGACCTCTTCATCACTCCTGCGCCTAGCTCCAACACTATCAATGTATCCTTTGGAGGGGGAGTAAATTTTATAGGCTTCATAACCTTTATCCATACGTTTTTTACAACCCTCTTGCATCGCACGATTCATATCATCCGAAGAACCCATTAATTCCCCCCCACCTTTAGTGGTCCACCCTGCACCCACACCTCCTATAAAATGAACAGGAGGTTGGTTGCGTGAAGAACCCCAATTCTTTTCACAAAGAGTTTTACACTCAGGACACCGAGTTCTAGTAGGATTTTTAGCTAGACGATATTCCCTATCCCAAATAAGTTTACAATCGTGACACACATATTGATAAATAGACATCGTTATCCTCCGCATCCCCCACCAGTAATGGAACACATCTCTGCCGTTTGAACGGCTGCTTCATGTTTAGTTCCCATATTCTTTTCAATATTTTCCTTGGTCAGGGGAATAGCCTGAAGAGGTTCCCCTTCCTTAGCACCCGCACGATAAACTGTCAATCCTTTAAGGTAAGAAGCATAGTCTAACGCAGCTTGAGAAAACTCCTCGGGAGTGGAAGTGCTAGGGAGATTAATAGTTTTAGAGATGCAAGAATCAATATACTTTTGAATAGTAGCCTGAACCTTAATATGCTCTTCGGGAGCTACATCGTATGCACCCACAAAAGGATCCAAGGGTTTCCCTGCATCATACCACTCCTGAAAGAGTGGGTCAACAACTACCTTCTCCTTCCAAATATTATTACTACGCCAGCGGCGATTATACATAGCAGCAAAAATTGGCTCAATACCCGAAGATACTCCATGGAGCATTGAGATAGTACCGCAAGGAGGAATAGTAAGCATAACAGCGTTCCGAATACCGTGTCTTTTGATAAGCATTCTAATACGTGCTGGGAGAGTTTGGGCAAATTCTTCATTAAGATATTTCTTAGAATCAAACTCAGCAAAGGGGGTCTTGTCCCTGGCTAAGTAGACCGACATTTTATAAGACTCATCACGGATAGTAGCGAACAGCCTTTCTAGAAACTCAAGACACTTCTCTCCACCGTAAGTTATACCTAACTTAATAAGCATATAGTGGAGACCAGTTACTCCTAAGCCTACTCTCCTAGATCTTTGAGCAACTGTGTTACATTCTTCCGTGGGGAAACTATTAATAGTAAGAACATTATCTAAGAACCGAATACCCGTTCGTATAGTTCTTGCAAGTCTTTTCCAATCAACATCACTTCCATCACCAAGAACCATGTTGCTAAGATTAATATTACCCAAACAACAGTTTCCATAAGACGGGAGAGAAATTTCCCCACATGGGTTAGTAGAGTCCAGTTTTTCAAAGTACGAAACATTAGTGTACTTATTCGCTAAATCAATATTATATATGCCTGGATCCCCAGACTCCACTGAATTTTTCCAAATTCTATCCCATAAATCTTTGGCTTTCCAATCCTTTATTCCTACGACCTCAAACTTATCTACCCAAGTAACCTTGTGAAAATTTTCTGCTCTAGCAATGGCATCCTTCTCATCCAAGGCAATTACTTTAATAGGTTCCCTGGTCCCAGATCTAATCCGCAAAACCTCATAACAATGATACTCCTTATTATTAAAAGTAAAGTACCAATCCTCATCCAACTCCACAGCCTCAAGAAACCTCTCCGTGATAGCCACAGAGATATTAAAGTTGTTTAACTCACCTTGGTCTAACTTAACGCTGAGGAACTCCAGGAGATCGGGGTGAGTAATATTAAGGATACCCATGAGGGCAGTCCTACGATTTTTTCCTGCTCGTACATGCTCTCCCACCTCATTAATCATTTTAAGAACAGAGACCGCACCAGGGGCAGAGTTAGGAACACTTCCAATATTATCTCCTTGGGGACGAATCTTTGATACGTTAAAACCTACGCCCCCTCCTGCACAAGAAATCTTATACATATCCTGGACAGTTTTTCCAATAGAGTCCACGGTATCTTCAGGATTAATTACATAACAATTTAATAGATTATGATGTCCCCTATTTCGTCCAGCACCAAATATAATTCTACCTCCAGGGATAAAATCTCCTGAGCCGACAGCATCATAAAAAGCTTTCTCTATCTTCTCTTTGTCCTCATCATTTTCAGCAGACGCTACAACTTTAGCAATAACTTTAGCTCGTTCAGCCCACTTAGTTTCACCAGGGTATGCATACCTAGTTTCAAAAATTTCTTGCCCTAACTCATTTAGTGTTGTGTTTGCCATGCCGTGCCTTAATTTTAGAGATACCTTTATTTTTTATAATAGAAATCCGAGGAGAAGAATCCAGTAGAGTCTTCAAATGTTTGTTATGAGTAATAATAAAAATAGTCTTAGTTTTCTTTATTTCTTGAAGCAGTTGATAGAGACCCTCCACCCCTTCTTCATCAATATTTTCTGCTACTTCATCAAAGAAAAGTAAATCTATATGTGAGTTATCAGTTAAGAGAAGAAGATCCTTTAGCCCTAGCATCACAGCTAAGTTTAGTTTCCTCTTCTCCCCACCTGATAAGGATATATACTGAACGATCCTACGCTGAGTCTCTATTTTTTCCACTAATTCTTCATTAAATTCTACAGAATACTTAGAGTTTGTTAAATATGACAGGTAAAAATTGCATCTCTCGTTAAAGTAGGTTAATATGTTTCTGATGACATATTTTATAACTCCTTGCTCAGAAAAGGCTTTCTCCCAGAAGCGCATAATTTCATACCAAGTTTTATTTTCTTCCCGTGCCTTTTGAGCCAGTGAAATAGAAGCTATCATCTCTTTTTTCATTTCTGAATAATTAGTTTCGTCTCTACACAAATCTTTGTATTTAAGTACCTTAGAAAATTCTTTAGACGTTATTGGAAGAGAGGGAAGAGAACTTTGTAATACCCTAAGCTGTTCTCCCTCTTCCTCGGCACTCGATAAAAGATTATCTAAATCAACTTGAAGAGTATCTTTATCAACAACGATCACAGGTAACGTGCTCCCACACTTATCGCACACCTCGGTAGCCCAAGGGTTTAGTATTTTTTTCTTAAGATGGTGAATACGATCAGACAACGAACGCATCTCCTTTTTATGAACTGTCATCTGACGTTCTATATCAGCTACTTCTTCTTCCTTTTCCAAGACCTCTTCTAAAGTTAAATCTAAGACAGATTCCTCGTACGATGAGTATGCCTTCTTTGCGTGCTCAACTTGATCTATCTTAGCATCAAGCTTACTTATAGTATTCTCGTTCTCCGCAATAACAGCCTCTTTCTCCTTAGCTCCTTGATAAAACCCAGACTTATGAGTTTTAATTTTATCCCTCATATGAAACAGGTCATCAAGATCCAAAAAGTTTCTAACGATACTCCTCTTATCATCAGCGGTGGAGTCTAAAAAACTCACATCATTAGCCTGACCAAAAAACATAGACGCTAGAAGAACTTTGTGATTTATATTTAACAAAGATTCAATAGCTAATTGTGTCGCTGCTACCGTGTCTTTAGTTCTGTTCTCTGAACCTACAAAAAACTCAAGCTTAGTAGGTTTCTTTTGCCTAATGATGATAACATCCTCATCATTGTGGGATAACTCCACAGTAACCGAGCACTTTTTCTTAGCCTGATTATTAACCAAACTATCTTCTGTACTCTTACGAATGGTCTTACCTGTCAACCCGAAGTAGAGGGCTTCAACTAAGGCACTTTTTCCAGACCCATTGGAGCCTCCAGTATCAGTATTTTTACCCTTAATAATGGTAAGACCTCTATAGTCTTCAAAATTTATAGAAGAGGACTTAAAAGAATAAAAATTTTGTATTATAATTTTTTTAATTTTCATCTTTGAGTAACCTATAGCCTTGCATCAAATCTTCCGAAGAAATTGTAGAATTTGCAGACTCTACGTAGTCAGAAATTATCATCTCATTAATAGAAAACAACTCTCTCTCTGGCGTGAAGGTGGAGAACTCATCTTCATTAAACACAGGAGAGTATTTTACATCAATACAAGTTACCTTCAGCTTATCGTAGGGGATGGGATGATGATCAGCTTCTACCATCACTCTCAAGAAAGTAAAATAATTAGGATCATTAATAATCTCTAAGTTGTCTTCTACATCTTTGGCAGTATAAACCAAATGACGAGGCCCACATATAGGTTGTTTATATTCTACATCCCCCTCATCATCTAAGATAGCATAAAAATTATCTTTGAATGCTTCCCCATAATTGGTAGTATAGGGAGTCCCCAAACAAACTACTCTGCTATGAGACTTTGGTAGTCCTCCTTGTCCCTCACGAAAACGGTGAATATGCCCCAAATAAGTAGTAGCATTGAAGTTAGAAAGAGAGATGCCAAAGTCAGCGTCCCCAGCGGAATTAAGACAGCCAGCATAACCAAAGTGACCGAATACCGTATAGCCCTCAGGGACCATTTCCAAAGCGTTGATAATAGTTTCTTCATTTTCATAATGCGGGATAAAAACCCGCTTCCTTCTGTGATCAATGTGAGTGTGTGTTATAACCTTTGTAAGGTTTGATGGTCTTTCAAATAAACTAAGAGCAGTAACCCCATCATCAGCTTTGGTTTCACTGTCATGATTACCTCGTAATATTGTGATAGGGGTCATGTGTCCAGGGTATGTGAGGTCTCCAGGCATCCCTGCAATCAAGTCTCTAAAGGCCAGTAGTTCACTGGGAGAAGGCTTACGATACATAAACACATCCCCCATAATAATAACCTCATCAGGTCCTTCCTTATTAAAGATGTCTAAAACACAACCAACCTGGGCATCCAGGAGCCCTGGTATCCTGGAGTTAAGATGCAAATCTGTTACTAAGAGGGTTCGCATGTCATATACTCCCTAATTTCTTGAATGTTCTGTGGTTTACCATCTTTAAAGTCTACCTCCACCCCATCTCCAAAAGAGAAGCCTACCTCAGCATCAATCTTAAAGGGTACGTCAAAGTATATATTAAACGTCTCCTTAATAAGAGGATAATTTACAAGCTCATCGTAAACAATTTCCAAACACCTTGAGATGTTATTCTTATGGCAAATTAATTCAATACTATCGTGAACCGTAGCCACAGGATACGCTTTTACCTTCTCCTTTCTGAGGCGTCTGTGTGCCCCCAGGAGGCCACACAAAAGTATATCGGATGCCGTGGACTGTATAGTAAAATTAAGCCCCTGACGGGCAGCACGGCTCACTACAGAGTAATCCTTGGAGGTAATGTCAGGTAGATTCCTACGTCTTCCGAAAATCGTGTAGGCATATTCATTTTTCTTGATAAAATTCTCTACAAAAGACATGTATTCGAAGATAGCGGGGTAAACATTCTTGTAATTACCAATAATATTCTTAGCCCTACCAATAGAAATTCCCGTGGTTTCAGACAGGTTAAAAGGGCCTCCCCCATAAGCAATAAGGAATGACACAGCTTTAGCTATCTGTCTCTCCTCCTTAGTAACCTGAGGTTGATTGAACAGCATACGCGCAGTGTAAGTATGAAGGTCTTCTCCCTTTTGAAAAGCAGTCTGCATATTACCGTCCTTAGCGATGTGGGCCAAGACTCTAAGCTCCATAGACGCATAATCCACTGTAATAAAACAGTGATCTTTAGGACAGTTAAAGAGGCTCCGAATGTTATTCTCTTTGTCGCGGGGCAGAGTATGGAATGATACTCCCATGGGCTCACTAGCTACATAAGCCGCACAAGATAACCTACCAGTAGAAGTACCATCAAATCGGTAGTCAACGAAAACTTTAGGAACCTTATTATATGCTATAGCTTTCTTGGTTCCCTCAATATAAGTCTTGGTTAGCTTTTGAGACTTGCGAAGATCTAGAAGTCCCTTGATAAACTTTCGAGAATTAGTTAGCTCTTCAGTACTTTTATTCCCAAGGACAGCTTGGCTAATTCTCTTGCCTTCATCTCTATGACTCCACTTACCCACGTTTATTTAATTCCTCTTCAATCTGATTTAACAGTAGCTTTAAAGTGGGGGCAGACACCGAAGGTGACCCCTTCCCCGTACGATCAGGAGGGTACATTTCAAATGCTCCCTCACGAGTATACAGTATCTCAATCAAGTCATTATTAGAGGATAGATTATCAGAAGTTTCCACTTCTTTAAAATTATATAGAAGGTCTTCCTCCTCTATGTTCGCCACTGAGAGTTGCCGCCCTACCTCCTTGAGTTTAGTTTCATCAACACTCATCCCTTCGTGCTCCATCTCCGAAAAGGTAGACAACGACGGCATGATAAGATTGGAAACTATATTTTCCATGCCTAACTCTTTGATCTTATCCTCGATAAGATTGAATAGCTTTAAGGTAAAGTAGGAGTCGGCTGCATTACCCTCGCAGCAATCCGACAGAGGCATGTTAGCCCAGTCAAAGGTTCTAGGGTTAGAAATTGTTAGCATTAGAGGTTCTCCAACTCGTCCGCAAAGTATAACTTAACCAAATCCATCAGGCTCTTAGGAGCAGTCTCATTGATAAAGTGGTGCATGATCTTCGTATCCCACACATTTTTAGGGCGAATTCCATAACTTAGTAGAAACTTAAGATCAAACTTAGCATTATGAAACACCTTCTTATTCCTAGGATTGCGTAGGATACGACGAAGAAGGGTCCACGCCCTGGCGGGATCATTAGTTCCAATTCCTTTTCTAAAGGGGCTGTCCTTATGGTCTAGAGGAATAACATAAGTCTCCTTAGCTGTTGCCAAAGCAATAGTCTGGATCTTATCAGTTAGGAAATTAAGCCCTGTAGTTTCAATGTCCACAGCTATAGTATCACGGGTGCCTTGTAGCTTCCTAGCTATATCTTCTACCTCTTCGATCTCTGTCGCCACCTTGTAAGTGAAGGTTGAGGTGGTCTTTTTGCCAAGTATATATTTTTCATAGGCATTCTTGATATCCGTTTCGAAGAGGTAGGCATGACGCGGTTCTTTAAGTACGGAATAGGGGTGATAGATCGGTACCACGACACAGCTAAAGCCAGAACTAGTTGTAAATTCATAAGAACTCCCTCTCTTGTTAGTAATGCCGCTCTTCCTAATCAGCATCTTCATTGCTAAATTTCCACACACATAAATAAGGCGCGGCTTAACCTGCTCTATGGTAGCATCGAGATGTTCTCGACACAGTTTCATATTCCCTGGTGTCATGTCTGCTTCTTTAACCGAAGGACACTTAACCGCAGCAGAAAACTGAGCTTTCCCTGGGTATAACCTTTCTATAAGTCCTAACTCTTTCTTAGAAAAGGCATCTAGCTTTCCATTTCTATGCTTAAAGGAATCAGAAAGGAAAAGAACGGGACCAGAGACTAACTTTTTATAATCTAAGTAAGCATACTTGGGTTTACTTTGAGAAAGAATAGTACACCCTTCACATATAGGATTACCACAGTTAGGTTTAAGACCTGAGTAAATGTTTTCTAGCTCTGACATTAGCCTATTATAAGATATGGGGAAAAAAGTGTATTACATAGACAACAAAAGATTTGAAGAAATTATCCCCCTATATCTTCTTAATCACGCAGACTACGAAGAGGAACTAATGGGACTGTTCGATCTATTAATCACTAACATACTTGAAAGTTTCAAGTTTAATATAGACAAGGAGGACGCAAAACAAGAATGCTTTTTATTAATTCTTAAAACACTGAAGAACTTTCAACCCTCAAAAGGGAGTGCTTTCAATTACTTTACTACAGTAATAATTAATAATCTAAAACTTCTCTACACTAAAAATAAAAAGTATGAGAAGAAGATGAGTGAATACCAAGAATTAAAAGGAAATCACAAACCTAATTCTTCATAAACCTTAGATAAGTAATCCTCAGACTCCATAGCACCTCTCTTAAGCTGGATAAGGTGAGGAAGTTTAGTGGTGTTAAAGATGACAAACGCATGAGGCATCTTGAAGCTGTCAACTATGTAAAGAGGCTTACCTTTATCTCCCCATAAATTTCTACGAATTTCTTTAACAAGCTTCTCGGACTGATCATCCCACAAAGAAACAAATAAAATTCCTATATCATTCTTAGTTTTTCTCTGTCTCCGTAGAACTTTATTAAGTTCGTTTTCTGTCTTCAGAAATATAGCAGAATACATTATTCTACGAAATCCACAGCACCACTAGCGGTAGCTTCATCCACACCAGTCAATTTACCTGAAGTATCAAAAGTAAATCCTGAAGCTTCATACTCTTCACGGTTAGCTTCCATGTGTTCTACTAAATTATTAGTAAGCTGCTCTTCTAACGCACGCACCCCATTGAAAAAGATCGAGCGAACAAATTCATCCATCTGTACATTAT